TTCCCAGCTGGCGCTGCGCCGCGGTGATGGACGCGACCGCGACGGTGTCCTTGAGGATGACGCGGGCGAGCACGCGGTACGGATCGAGCAGCTTGTCGCCGGTCGCGTCGTAGCGCCGGAACAGGTCGAGCTTCCACACCTCACCAGCGAGCCAAGCAACGACGCGGCTCTCGATGCCGGCAAGGTCGGTGCAGATGAACTCGTATCCAGGCGCCGCGCATAGCGACGCCCGTGCCAGTTGGCTCACGACCCTGAGCGGGTCGCCGAAGCGCGCGAGCTCGGCGCGGTCGCCGGCCAACACGGCGTCGATCAGGGTGACGGGGAGTTCCAGATCGTTTCTCCCCAAATTGTGCAGCTGCGCGCCGACCGAGGTCCACCGCCCGGTGCCGGCGCCGTAAAAGCGTGCCCAGTTGCGGATGCGATGGTCGATGGGATCGGCGTAAGCCAAGAGCTTCTTGGCCTTCTGCGGGCTGGCAAAGGCGCCGCGCTTGCGCAAGGTCAGCAGCTCACGCGTAAAGCCGTCGAGAGACTTACGCGCCAGCACGGCCGCGACCGAGCGCTTGCCGAGCGTGGCCATCTTGTGGCCGTGGACGTTGACCGCGGCCAGGATGCGATCGCGCTGGTTAGCGCTGGTGATGGCGCCGTCGGTCAACGCGGTGAGCTCGTTATTGATGTGCTCGCGCTCCGCGACGGCGAACGCCTGCACGGCCTCGAGAAACGACACGTTGGCGCATACGCCGCGCGCGTTGATCGTCCAGTCGTGTAGCAGCACGGCGCGCTCGTCCGCCGGCAGCGGCCGCACGCGCGGGTGATTGTGGATGGCCCGCAACATCTCCACGTCGGTGACGCAGCGCCCTATCACCAGCATGATGTCGCGCTCGCGGTCCTCGGGCCGCTTATATTTGCCGCGGGCGAGACGGCGCAGCGCGTCGATCGCCGCCTTGTCTTTTGCATAAGGCAGTCCTAGCGCCGTGCAGCACAATCCAAGCTCGGCCGGATAGGCGCTCGTCATCGCGCGCCGCTGCGCGCACTCATGCTGCTCGATCGGGATCGGCGGAAAGCCGTAGCGCTCGACGAGCAACCGCGCGTGCGCGTTGGTGTCGAAGCTCCAATTCCACCACACGAACGTGTGCTCGGCGGGCGCGACGTACACCGCCGGCGGCGAACCGCCGGGCCGCCAGGTCTGCACCGGGTCGTCGTTGACGGCGTAGCACAGACATAAGATCTCGGTGTTCGGACCGGCGAGATAGTTGGTGTTGCCAACGGCCTTTATGTCGCGATCCGATACGCTCTCGATATCGCCAAAAACGATCGCCATGTGGTTGCCTCAGTAGGGGATGGAGTCGTTGATTTCCGGTCGAACCCAGCCGGCGATGCGGCGCAGCTCGCCGTCAAAGTTTTCACCGTCGATACGGAAGCCGATGATCCGCCAATAGCGCTCGCCCTCAGGTGCTACCCGGATGTGCGTGACCCAGGCGAGCTCATCCTGCCGCTGTAGCGCCTCATCGACCGTGCTCGGCGCCGGCATCTCGCCGCCCATGCCGCGCCACAACTGCACGGCCATGTCGCGGGCGTAGCCGCGATGTTGCAAACAGACCCACTTAGAAAAATTTTGAATGCCGCACTGGAAGGTTACGCGCAGCGACGGGATTTCCTTGTGGTGATAGCCGTAGGTGATGTCCTCGACCTCGAGCCAGTCGGACACGACGCGGCGCGGCCCGAGTACCGCGGCCGTATCGGCGTGCCCGGCATGCTTGGGCGCGGTGTCGCGGGGAAATTCATGGCCGCAGCCCGAGCATTCCGTCGCCGCCAGCGGCAGGATCTCGTTGCACTCCGGGCAGACCTTGGTGGGCGCCAGCGTGTCATAGCCGCGCTTGGTCTTGATGCGAACGTTATCGACTGGGCCAAAGCGGCGGACATTGCCGGCGAAATCCAATATGCGGCAATCGGTTTTGCCGTCAGCCTTGCGCGTGCCGCGGCCGACCTGCTGGATATAGAGTCCGGCCGAACAGGTCGGCCGCAGCATGGCGATGAGATCCACGTGCGGGACGTTGAAGCCGTAGGAGAGGACCATCACGCTGACCAGCGCAGTGAGCTCGCCGGCGCGGAACCCCTCGATGATGCGATCGCGTTCGTTGCTTGCCGTTTCGCCGAGCACCATCTCAGCGTTGACGCCGCGCGCGCGCAGCGCGTCGCGGACGAGGCCGGCATGGGTGACGCCGACGCAGTAGATCAGCCACGCCCGGCGCTTGCCCTGATAGATGGCGATCTCGTCGCAGGCGAGCTCGACCGTATTGTCGCGGATCGCCGCGGCCTCGAGCTGCTCGGCGATGTATTCCCCGCCGCGCTTGCCGACGCCGGTCACGTCGATGGTCTTGGTCGTCGCCTTCGACGACAGCGGCGCCAACCAGCCGTCGCGGATCCCTTCGGCGATCGTGTACTCGTACACTACGTTGTCAAACAGGTGGCCGTCGCCTTCGCACAGGTGGCCGCTGTCGAGGCGGAACGGCGTCGCGGTCAGACCCGCCACGCGGAGCTCGGGCGTGATCTCACGCAGGCCGTCGAGCGTCGTGTGGTACGTCCCCTCATCACCATGCGGGAGCAGATGGCTCTCATCGATGATGACCAGGTGACGCGCGCCGAGGGCTTGCGGATCCCGATATATTGAGTTGACGGTGGCGAACAGGATCTGCGCCTCGGTATCGCGGCGGCCGAGCCCCTCGCAGTTGACGCCGTACGGCGCCTCGGGCCAGACCTTGCGCAGCTCTCCGATGTCCTGCTCGAGCAGCTCGCGGTTGGGCGCGGTCACCAACACCCGCATGCCCGGATAGTCGGTCAGCAGCTGCTTGAGCAGGAACGCGATGATGGTGGATTTGCCGGTGCCGGTCGCCATCGCGATCAGCGGATTGCCGCCGCCGTTCTTCCAGAACACGAACAGCTCGTGCAGCGCTTCCTCTTGGTATTGGCGGAGCGTGATCATGCAATTTGAATTCCTCCTGCGCATCGCCGAGAATGAGAAACGGCCGCCGACACGAGATCGGCGGCCGTTTTCTTCGCAGCCGTGTACCGTCTCACTTGTTCCAGGGCAGATCGGCCTTCACCGCCGCCATCGGCGTCACCGGCGCCGGCGCCGTCGCCTGGGCAAACGGCCCGCGCTTGGGGATAAAGTCCTGCGGGCGTACCGAATAAATGCGATTCCTGTCCCCAAACTCTCCGCTCTGGTCACGCTGAATGGCGACGCGGATCTTCACCGGCTTGAAGAGCAGAACATCGATCTCCTGCGTCGCCTCGGTGATGCCGCAGGAGGTGTAGATGTCGGTCAGCAACCGCTTGCCGATCTCGACCGCCTGCTCGCTGGGAAGGTTCAGAATAATGTTCTGAAAGACCTTGCGATGCAGGTAGTCACCATCGAGGATCTCGAACGTCGTGAACAAGTAATTGCCGTCACCCTTCTGGGTATCGCGAACCTCGGCCTCGATGATGAGCGCGAGGTACCAACCCGCCGGGATCGGCGGCGGGCCGCCCGTCGTGCCCTCCTGCGCGCTCGGGTCGAACATTTCCGGGAGCTTGTCGTAGAAACTCATGACTACGTTTCCTTGTGCTCTGATGCCATCGTCGTCACATCGGATGCCATCGTCGTTTCAGGTACATCTTCGGATGCCGCATCATGTGAAACCTCCGTATGCGGCTGCGGAGTCGGGAAGAACTTGCCGAGCACGGCTTCGTAGTCGAAGCCGAGCGGAATCTGGATGCGCTCGGGCATGCGGAACCTGTTCTTGGCGGTGAAGGCCGGCCGCGGTTCGACATGGAGCCAGCGGGTATTGCCGCCGTCGGCGCGGGCACGGGTCTTGCCGAAGCCACCCTGCTCGGACTTGATCACCACGTCGGTCGCCAGGAAGCCGATCAGGTCGGCGCTGTCCTCGACCAGGCCGCGCGCGCGCCGGTGCAGGCGCAGGGCATAGGCGGAATATGCCGTCGTGCGCGGATCGTTGATCATGACGATCTCGGAATGCGCGATCAGCACGACGATCATGTTGCGATTGCGCCGCAGCCAGTTGCAGCCACGCAGGAAGTCGAGCCAGTATTTGTCGAGCTCGACATAGCCCTTGCCAAAGCCCGGGCTCTCGATCGACGTCCAGCCGCGGTCGGCGCACAGCGCCGCCTGTACCAGCGGCTCGAACTGGTCGAGGCTATCGACGACTAGCGTGCGATAATCGTGCTCTTCTTTGCCGAGCCAGGTCAGCGCCTCGAGCACGGCGGCGTAGGATTCACACAATCCGAAGCTTGCGATCGTCAGCCCGGCAGGGCACCCATCCTCGACCTGGGCGAATACCGCATTCGGAAAGTTGCTGGCGAGCGTGGTTTTGCCAATGCCCGGCTGGCCATGCAGCACGACGATCGGCGGACGTGCGGCCGTGATTTGGTATGGCTTCATGCAGATCTCCGTTGTCAGTCGTTGTTGTAAAAACAGCCCCAGCAGCTGCCGTCGTCGGCGATGTGGCCGGACACGATGAAGGTGATCGCGGTGTCGTGGTCGTCGATCTCGTCGAGCGAACCAGCGGAATGGATCCAGCTGTGCGCGGTCGCGTCGCTATCGGCGACGGGCTCCCGGCAGTGCCGGCAGCGGATGGCGCGGATGTCGGCGATCAGGTGTCGATAGTTGAGCTTCATGCAGTCACCTCGTATTGCGACGGAGTAGATTCCAGCGATTGAGTTGGTCGATCGCCGCATCGATCCCGACGGCGACCGCAATCTCGGCGCCGGCGGCACGCATGCGTTCATGAACGTCACGCTGAAAGGGGGAGATCTTGCCGCCCGGGGCCTTCAGCTCGAGCCCGTAGAGCCTGGCTTCGTGGATAAAGTTCTCAACTCGTTAGGGCCGTAGAGCAGGACCGGAGGCCCATCGTGTGCCTGCCAAACGTACCAAGACGTATTTTCTTTCGGCGCTTCGCGCTTTCCATCGGTGCGCGGAAACCAAACGCATCGTTTGGTCAGCCATCCGCCGAACAAATGCCTTCTGGTCTTCGCCGCGTCGAAATCAGTCGGTAATAACAATGCGAGCAAGCGTCCCTCGTACTCGAGCAGCGCGTTGACCACGGTGCCGACGACCGAAGACGGCGAGCCGTCCGGATTGATCGTGAGCGAATGCGCGATGCCGGTGAGGGCGACCTGATTTTGCAGCAACAGCGAGATCAAAATGGCGCTGTCGCGCGCCGTGGCCTCGAGCTCGGTACCGATCTTGGAGCTGGCGACAAAGCATTCACCGAAGCGGCCGTCGTCGTAGAACCCGACGGAAAGGGTCAGCTTGTGGCCGCCGTTATGAATGATTTCTCTAGTCTCACTGCGGCGGCGATTTGGCAGGCGATTGCGGGTCATGACCTGTGATCCTTTAGAAAAGCAAAAGGTCGCCGCATTGACGCGGCGACCCTCTGTGCAGGGCGTGCAGATTTTCGTGAATGTATGGATCTACGCCGTGGGACCTCCTTCCTGTCGCAAGATGCGGCGTAACGTGGCCTTCGCGTTGGCACGATGACGAGAGCCGCTGGGGGACCGCGCAATCACCAGGAAGCAACGATGGCCCTGGTTATTGATCCAGCGCAGCTTGGGGTGCTTTCCACGTTCATCGATCACCGGCGCGAAACCGTAGCTCGTGAGCAACTTGACCGCGTCGCTGACGAGCTCCCGCCCGCGGGGGCTCATGCCGCCGCCTTTGCCGCGGAAACCGCCTCGATCTGGACGATGAGGGCCTTCACGCGCTCGATTCCGTACCGCCGGATGTACGAGACCATGTCGGCCGGATACGGCGGGCGGACGGGGTGCCCGAGTGCACGGTGCACGAACGCGGGGCCGGTGTTGACCAGCCGCGCGCCCTGGGCGGAGGTGAGCTCGATCAGGACGAGCTCACCGCTCACGAACTTGGCGGCGAGCTGCGCACGAATGCTCGGGGGCTGACCGCGCAGGTTGTCCTCGAGCTGGTTGCCGGTGACGGCGATGCCGGGCACCGGCAGGTTATCATTGACACGGCCGCCAAGGCGGGCCATCTCGTTCTCGTTATAGTTGGCATCCATCGTGGATGTCCTTCTATCGTGACGGGCGGCAATTCCTTGACCGGGGTGCCGCCCGTCAGCCTTGTCTGCCACTTGAAACGGACTTCATCCTCTGTCGCGTGGCAGACACAGCGACAGATAAAGCTGTTGCGATTTATGGAGTTCTGCTAAACGGGCGCCTTGCGCGCCCCACTTCGGGCGGGCTCGAGCGGCTCCCCGCCGCACAGCCCGCCCAAAACTTTTAGCGGGCTCAGCTGGCGTGGAGCACCCGCCGCCCCCTGTGCCGACGGATCTTGCTTCGATTGGTGGTGAGCGTCTCGGCGTGGAGGCGCTCGATCAGAGTAGGAGCCTTCTTGGCTCGCATGATTTTATTATAACGCTCGAGGGCGCGGGGACCCCTGTTGATTAGTTGCGTGCGGTTCATGCGATCTTCCTCTCCTAGAAAAAAATTGCGGCGGCCCCTTTTTCGGGGGCCGCCGTATCTTTTGCTTCTCCGGGGGATTCGGTCTGATGCTCTTACCAGCCGACCTTTCGGTGGTCTTCGCCCTGTCACCCTCATCGGGCACAGGAATTGGCTGCCTCAGCCGTCCTTCCGTCCGCGCTCTAGCCCGCCCGCGAGGCGGTTGAGTCCCCTTCGCGCGAGGCGAGGAAACTCGGGTTGCTCCGGGGGGTTTTGCGCGCCCCCCGCAGATCGTCATGCCCTTGTTGGCGCGACGCAGTCTTTCTCCGTTCGGGCGCGCGCAGGGCGCGGCCCGTGATGGGTAGGTTTAGTTAGGCTACGAGAGCGCGAACCGCGTTCAGCAGCTTGGTGCGGGACGCCACAAGGGTCTTGCCGTAGCGACCAATCGGAAACTTTTTCTTGGCTGCGATGTAGTAAACCTTCGACTCGGCACTCTCATCGCCTTCTTCGATGATGCCGAGGTCTTGCAATTCCTTCGCGATCGCCGCCGCGCCGAACAGCAGGTCGTCAGTGATCTTGGTGCGGTCGAGCATATTCGCGCCTCCTTTCGTCAGGCGCGAATGTCTCACAGATATTTTGATTGTCAGCCGCGAACGGTCGGAAACCAGTTTCCGACTGACGCGCGCCGGCGGTTACAGAACTAGCGCCGGCGGTCTTGGATGTCTTTGAACCGCCAGAACAGCGGGCTGAGAATTTCCTTCAACATCGTGGTGCCAGGACTAGCAGGTCCCATACGCTCCTCGACCGCGTTGCATAACCAGTTAAGTGTCAACGGCTGGGGGAGGCTGCCGTCGTCGAGGGCGATTTCTACGGCGAGCGCCGCCGCCTCGTTCAGAACGCCCTCACGGCTGTATTTAGGCGGACGCCCGCCGCGATTCTCGTCCGCCGGAAAATGCTGCTCGAAGGTTGCTCGGTCGTTCGCCCAGACCTGTTGATGCAGCTTCAGGCTTTCCATCGTCTTGCCGTCCCAGATCGGATAGGACCTGGCGTTACCCAGGTCTTGCCGCACCTGGATGTAGAGCACGGCTTTTCCATTTGGCAGAACGCGCCCCGCGAATCCCAGCATCGCGGGATTGGTGTTCGCCGTCACCGCGACCCCGCCGGCAAGCAGGTCGATATGCCCGCGACGGTGCCGTTCGTTCAGCCACTCAACAACCTCAAACAGGCTGTCCTCGCAATGCGGCAGGAGCCGCTCTAGCGCCTCGTCGAAGAAACCGGGCCGGTGCGTGCACCCTTCGCCGAAACAGCTTGCGCGGCCTCCGCAGAGGCGGGCGTAGGCTGTCTATTCTTGGTCTTGGGTCGTGTGACCTTGATCGCCATTTTTGTTGCATCTCGCCGC